TGCGATCCCAGGCCAGCGCCGTCGCCGGTGTCGCCGTCCGTACTTGAAGCAGGATGCCAGTGCTCGAGGTCGTGACAGCACCGGATGCGTTGACCCTGATGTTGAATGTCGTGACCTGCGCCGTCGCGGTGGCATTGCCGCGCGAGGCGAAGGTGATTGACGTGATCCGAAAGCGCTTGCCGCTCGTGGGCGTGAGCGAAGCAGCTGCGCCAGCCGGCGCGGATCCAAGCACGCCAGCCTTCGCAAGCGAGATCGCCGTTTCAACGCCTGTCGCTCCTGACGCAGCGCCGGTGGCGTAGAATTGCAGCAAGGTCCGCCCGTCGTGGCGATCAAACGTCGGCATCGGGGCAGCATTCGACACGTCGGTCGCAGCCCCATCCGCACCAAAGCAGCTTTTGACGCGCTGATACTTCACGCCGGAAACATCATCCGACGCGATAACGTCACCACCCGCGCCGGGATTGAGGGTGGTGTTGTCTGCCATCAGGCGTTGCCCGCCGTCAGCGTGAAGCTGGTGACGGAGAAGGCCTGGCCAGCCGCAAAGCTGGTGTTGTCGACGGTCATGTCGCCGCCACCGCCACTGGCCGTAACCGTTCCCTGCATATGGCAGGTCGTTCCGTCGCTCGCGTAGATGCGGAAGTGCGCAGCGGTCCCGGCATTGTCTGCCGAGGCATCCGACCAAGATCCCGCCATCGCCTTTGTGCCGCCAGAAGCGGCCGCCATCCAATCCGAAGGCAGCGAACAGGTAGCGAGCACTGTGCCGCTGTCCGCTGCGGCGCAATTGGCGGGTGCAGCTCCGGTCCTGATCTTGAGGACCGCCGAGACGCCGACCGTTGTTTCCACGGTGTCGAGCCGCGCATTGCGGACTGCGGTTGAGTATTGGAGTGCCATCGCTAAGCCTTCCGAATGCCCTTCCGACGCGGCTTGCTGTCAGAGGGCTCGGGCGCTTCGGCCGCGCTCGGGCCTACGCTGTCGAACTCGGTGTGCTTGGCAGGATCGAAGTCGTCCGCGTTGATCTCGACGAACTCGCCCTGATCCTTACCCCAAGGCTTCACTTTGATGGTCGGGATGACTTCACTCGCCTGCATCGTCTCTCTCCTGAAGGGAATGAGGCCGGGAGCAGGGGAACGAACCCCCGGCCTCAATTCTGTTAGCCGAGCAGGAGCGCGAGGTTTTCGGCCTTCACGACCTTGACGCCCCACGCGCAGGACACTTCGAACTGGACCTGGCGGTACTGGTTGTACTGCGCGATCTCGAAGGCGAGGCCGGAGATGGGGTCCTGAACCGACATAACGTCGACTGCGAGATCGCCTTCCTTCGGGCGAGCCGGGAGACGCGTGGCCAGCACGATCGAATCTCGGGTGAACGCCATGTTGCGCGAGGCAGCGGCCACGACGGTGATTGCCTTGGTCGCCGCCGACATGGCGACGCGAAGGCCGGGAGCGCCAATGGTGAACGTTCCGCCGTTAGACACGTCGGCATCGCCGGAGGTCACGACATACTTGTTCGTGTCGCCAGCGAAGGTGATGACGTCGCCCGCGACGAGCGTGCCCGTGCCAGCCGAGGCGAGCGTGAGCGTCGTGGCGCCAACCGCGTAGCCAGCGGCGTTCGTAGTCGCGCCCGATGCAGTGCCTGCCGTGCTCGTGTTGATCTGCGCGGACTCACGGATTGCGAAGCCGTGAATGTCGAGCAGCACGCCGTTGCGAAGGATCTGATCGGTGCCAGCTTCGTTGGCCTTGCCGCCCTGCTTGCCGCGGATATTGGCGCCCGCTGCAGTGTTCAGGACGAGATGACGATCGAGCGACTGAGCGCCGTTGTCGAGCAGGATCTTCAGCATGTTCGACGCGTCGGTGTAATCGCCAGCCGTGCCGAACGGAGCCGTGCCTGCAGTGCCATAGGCGCGCGATGCGTAGATGTGCAGGGCAGCGAGATCGGCCTCCTGCTCGTTGGCAAGCGTGCGGAACGCCTGAGTGAACTGGTCCTTCAGGATATTCTCGTAGCCGGCGCCGCCATTGTTGAGGCCGCGCTGCTCTTCGCCGTTCCAGCGCACCGGAACGCGGCGAGCCTTGGTGATCGAAAGCGAGACACTGCCGATCGTCTGGTTGCCGTCATCGGGCGGCGTGACCGCAGGCGTGATGTCGCCGGCAGTCGAAGCAGGAGCGACGGGGCTGTAAACTGTCTGTCCGACAGCGGCGCGCTCAGTGGTGGCATCGCGGGTGACGGACGGAATGAGGCCGACCAGCTCGCGCGACACGGTGTCCAGCGCGGCATAGGCCGAAGGAATGAGGTTCGTAAGGGTGTTGGCCATTGCAAGGCACTCCGATTGCGTGATTTCCTGAGAAACCGCGGATCGGCGCAGCCAATCTAATGCGGGCCCGGCGCAACCGGCGTGGGGAGAGCGCAGCCCTTCCCCGGCGCGACATTAAGCCGCGAGAAGGTTCATCTGATAGGTTTGGAACTTTTCGGGGTGATCTGACTTTTGCGGCGAAGGTGGCTTGCTCGATCTGACGAGACGGCAAGCTGTGCCGAGTAATGACGGGGCCGCCCTCTTACCCCCCCCGAGAAGCGGCCCCGTTTTGCGTCAGGCAGCGGCGTCGACCGGCTTTCCGCCTTCCTTGATGAACGAGTGCTGCTCCGCTGGCGGCAGCGCGTCGAACGCTGAGCGCAGCATCGTTTTGCCCGTCTGAGCGCCACTGCCACCAGGCGCACCGCCACCGCCGTTCGTTGCGGCCGCCTTGAAGTGCTTACCCTCTTCCGAGCCGAGGAACGTGGTGATGTAGTCCTTCGCGGGCTTGTCTCCGATCATCACGGCATACTTGCCGTCGACGAGATCAGCCTTCGCGTTCTGCTTCACCATTGCCGTGAACGCTGGCACGAGCGCAGGCACGACATTGCCGCTCGCGATCGCCGCGTTGATCTCGGCGTCAAGTGCATAGGAGCGAGCCGCGCCCTGCTCGGTTTCGAGTGACTTCACGGCCTTGTCGCGCTCACCTGTGACGACCTTGAGCTGCTTATTCGCCTCGGTCAGTGCCGCCTCGGCCTTGTCGGCACGATCCTCGGCCGCCTGCAGATCCTCGGGCTTGATCTCGGCGCCGCGCTTCAGTTTGCGGTTCTCGCCGATCAGCTGCTCGTTCTTCTGCTCGAGCTTGTCGATCGACTCCTGCACCTTCGCCACTGCATCGGCGATGGCCTTGTCGAGCTGTTCCTTCGTGTAGGTTTCGTCTGCCATGATGGTCTCTCCTAGCGGAGTTCGTCGAGTGTGAGTTCGCGCCCTGTCCCGCTAATCAGGTCGCGCACAGTGATTTTCCCAGCCTCGAACAGCGCCGCCCGCTCCTTCCCGAGCACACGCTCGACGAAGGCTGGCGACTGCCGCTTGAGGAAGTCCTGAAACGTCGTTTTCCCGTGCACCGGGCCCAGCGATGACGCGCGCTCGCCTTCATCGTCAGGCTCATCGAGCGGAATGCCGAGATCGCGGAGGCTCTTCGGAATGGGCGACAGGACGCAGCGATCGTTCCAGTGGATCGGCGGCGCCATGAACTCGACCTTCGTGCCCTTCAGCTTGTTGCCGTCGAGATCCCATGATTGGCCGTCCATCGCTGCGCAGCGAGGGCACACGTGGCCGTCTAGCGTGGCGAGCCAGCGCACTCCGGCGGTCAGGCGGGCGTTCTTGCGATAGGTGGCAAGCCGCGCATCATTCGCAGCCGACATGACTGAACTATGCACGAGAGCACGAGCATTCCTTCGGGCGACTTCGAGTATTCCAGTATCAGTTCGTGATCCGGCAATTCGGGCAACGATCCTCTCGTTCGTCTCGCCATTAATCACCCCCTGCCGTACCTGAGCAGCGAACTTGAACGCCGTGTCCTCGCCCTGCTTCTCCCACCACGCTGCGGACGGTGCACCGTCGATCAGGACGTTCTTGGCCAGCGAGGCGAGCGTTTCAGTAGTGACCGCGCGCACCGTGCCGATCGTCTGCAGCGCTTCGACCGTGCGCTCGCTGACGAGCACCACGAGCCCATGCGTGTCGAGCGTGCCGGCGATGGTCGCATAGCGCGCGCTTGTCGCCTTCTCGGCCTCGCTGATGATGGCCTCGAGCTCGCGTTTGCTGGCTTCGCTCAACGTGCGGTTTTGCAGGAGGGTGCGCAGTTCGCGTTCGAGCTCGCGCAGGATCGCCTCGGCCTCGGCTTCCTCGTGCGCTGATAGGCGCTGAAGCTCTAAAGCATGGCGCAGGATCTCGTCTTGAAGCTCGATCTCGCTCATGCGGCGAGCCTCGGCTGATCGGCTACGGTGACGACATCGATCCACCACCAAGAATGATCGCATTCCGGTTCGCATTTGCACGGCCACGGCCCCGATAACCCTGCGCCGCTCGGATCGTGAGCGACCTTGCCATTCAAGGCGACCACGGCATGCGTCTCGTTCGGGTTGATACCTGTCACCCCCGAGACGATGACAGGCACGCCCGGATTGTCGGCGCTGAAAACCGACAGCACCTTTTCCAAGGGCCATCCAGCGGTGCAATACGTCTGGAAGAGGCCGAAACCTTGAGCGTTCAGCCATTCGCGGGCCAGCCGATACATCTCACGCAAATCGCTGGCGATCTCGCCAAAATTGGGGACGTCTTGGGCCGAACGCTCGCAGATGGTCGCGATGCACGCGCGATAACAATCCCCTGATCCGATGCAGTAAACAGGCTTCACCCCTGCATCTCCTCACGCGCCTTCGCGATCAGCCAATTGGCGGCGTTGTTGAATAGGAGCCCCCAACCGATGCAGGCCTTGGCGAGCGTGAGGTAGAGGCGGCTCATTTGCGAAAGCCGATTGGACCTTGCAGCCGCACGATCGGATTGCCCTTCGCGTCGACCAAGCCCGTATCGACTTGCTTTTCGCCATCGACGCTGATGTGCGGCAGCATCGGGTCGGACACCCAATCCGCAATGCGCGGGTAGTCGAGCCCCGAGCGCGGCCTGCTGACATACCGGCTCACTGCGCCCATCCCGAAAGCCGTTCACACTTGCCGCCATTGATCCATCCGCGTGGAAGCACGGTGACGACGCATGTTCCCTCGAGGATCAGCTTCGTGCCGTCGCCCATGCGAACGACCGTGGCGCCGAACGCAGCCGCCTGATGAACCGCCACAGCCGCCGAACGAATGCGCGACCGTGCCTCGGCCTTCGTCACCGCTTCGATCCGCTCCTGGTAGCGCTCGACGGCATGACGGGAAACGCGCATCACGCCCGCGCCAGCACGTTGAGAATCTGCACCGCCCGCTCGTGGGCGTACGTCGGCGTGATGCACCCGCGCAGTTCGGCAAGCGCGACCTCGGCGGCCAAGCGCTGCTCGCCGCGGCTGATGTCGGGCCAAGCTTCGAGCTGCGGATAGACCCGCTGAGCCCTGAAGTGGTTGCCGTAAGCGTAGGTCACGCCGCAACCGCCTCTCCCGGCTTGGGCGTCGGACGTGCCGGCGACGGGTTCTGTACTTCGACCTGCGCCTGATGCTCGGGGAATTTCTTCTCGCTGTCGATGAGATCGCCGCGCTGAAGCAGGTCGAACAACTCCTCATCGGACAGCTTGCCAGCCTGGTTGGCTGCGATCAGCCCACCAAGCGTCTGGGCGTCCATCATCGTGGGCAGGAAGATGCGGTTCAGTTGGTACTCGATCTTAGCCGTTGCCTGACCGCTCCATTCGGCCATGACGCCGAGCGCCCATTCGATCGACGCCGAGACCGTGATCGCGACGTTCGACAGCGCCGAGTTTTCGCCATTGCGCTTGATCTGCGTGGCACCAAGGGTTTCGACCTGCTTGGTCTCGTCCATTATGGCCCGTGCGCCGGCCATCGCCATCTCTTGCTTTTTATCGTTGAGCGCATCGCGCAGCGCACCGAGACCTTGGCCTGTGAACTCGAGGAAAGTGGCGGTCGCGTTCGGATCGGGGAAAACCCACGCGGTGGGAGAACCGATGTAGAGCTTTTCGCCCTCCTCCTTCTGGTAGCCAGCAACAACTGGTGTCGGGAGACCGGTGAAATGGAGGCCGTGCCGATAATCGGCATTGATCTGGTAGACGGCGATGTTGGCCTCTATCATGTCGATCAGCGCCGGATCATCGATCTCTGTCTCTTCTCCGTCCGCGCCGTAAGTCTTGAATGGCACGTAGGTCAGCTTCTGCCCATTCATCAGCGGGTAGATGTCGCCGCCGATCTGTTCGTCGTTGCCCTTCTCGTCGACGCGCCAAAGCTGCTGCCGGTAGAAACCATGCTCGTCGAGATCGAGGACGCGCCAGCGCTTCTCGGTCTTGTGACTGAAGCGGTCCTCGGGAACGGGAAACTGCTCGCACAGCTTGACCATCGCATATTGGCCAGGCTTGCCTGGCTCTTGCTCTTTCCAGTTGTCGATCGACTCCGCAGGGTAGAGCGCGAGTTTGGGCCGGAGACGAAGCGCTCGAGCGGCGGCAACACTGAGCGGGGTCACGCCTTCCGGCGCAACCGAGTGATCGACGAGGATCCCGTAGCGGGTGATAACCAGCGCTTCGTGCGCCAGGGCCTTCGCGAACGTCTCGGCTTCCTTGCCCGTCATGGTGACGTCGAGGAGGAATTCGTCCAGCGATGGCGGCACGTCCTTCGTCGGCGGCTTGCGAAACAGCATCCCGACGAAGGCGCGAACGGTGATCCATGAGCCGTTGAAGAAATCGCTCCGCTTCTTGCGCGCCGAGTAATCGTCCTCGCTTTCGTCCTTCAGCTTTGGGAGGTAGATCGGGCCGGCCTCGTGCATCGCGCGCTGGCCAGCGATGACGTCGCGGCACTTCTTCCACACCGGCGCCATGCGGTCATAGTCGGGGTGAGTTGTGCGAACGCCCTTCGTCTGTGCGGTCATGTACCTGATCCCCGGTGAAGGCCGCCCACTCTATGCGGGGACAAGGTTCGTCGGTTAGGTTTGCGCATCAGATGCCGCCGATCGCCACGCGCTGCATGGCGCGTCCGCGGATCGGGAACTTGTACGAGACGAAATACCCGGCCGCGTCGTTGACGTGATCGAGGCCTGAAGTCTTATCTGGCTCGCCGTTCTTGTCGTAGGCCTGCTTCTCCAGCGCCTCGACAAAGGACGGGCACTTGTCGACGTTAACGCGCAGCCGACGCTTCACTGGCTTGTCGCCGCGCATCTCCATGCCGAGCGTGTTGGTGACGCCCTCGACGGTCGAACAGATCATCTGATTCATCGCGAGCACGCGATCCTTGACCGCGGGATTGGCCGAGTTGACCAGCACCGTGAACCGCGCCGCCCTCAGTAGCGCTATGTCGCTCTCGCTCGCGTTGTTCGACTTGCGGCTATTCCCGCTCGCGTCGGGATAGACGAAGATCGCATGGCCCTCGTAGCGCGCCTTGATGCTGGCGATCATGGCTGGCGTGTCGAGAATGCCGGTGAGCTCGTCGACGGCGTGCGGCTCGCCATCACG